CCCGCCTCCAGCAGGCAATCAGCGATCCGGGTGTAGACGGCATTCTTCTTGATATGGATACGCCAGGTGGAATGGTGGCGGGTGCCTTTGACTGCGCGGACATCATCGCCCGTATGCGGGATACCAAACCCATCTGGGCGTTAGCCAACGATATGAACTGCAGCGCTGGCCAGCTGATTGCCAGTGCGGCATCACGTCGGCTTGTGACGCAGACGGCCAGAACGGGATCTATCGGGGTCATGATGGCCCACAGCAATTACGGCGCCGCCCTTAAAACCAGCGGCGTTGAGGTCACGTTGATTTACAGCGGCGATCACAAGGTGGACGGGAACCCCTACGAGAAATTACCCAAAGAGGTACGCGCAGATTTTCAGGCGCGTATTGACGCTACCCGGCAGATGTTCGCTGAAAAGGTGGCAGGTTATACCGGCATGTCGGTACAGGCCGTTCTTGATACTGAAGCCGCTGTGTTTTCAGGCCAGGAATCAGTAGACAACGGCCTGGCGGAGCAGCTGGTCAACAACATGGATGCGCTGAACGTTATGCGCGATGCAATTAACAAACGAACGATGATTTCCCGAGGAGGAAGCATGAAAGGTACTACTGCATCCGCAGATACCACTCAACCAGCAGCATCTGCTGACCAGACCGTGACCACCGTTGACGTGCCTGCTGCGGTCGTTACTGACCCTGCAGCGGGTGCAACTGTTGATATCAGCAGCCAGCTGGCAGCGGCGGTCGCAGCCGAAAACGGTCGCATTATGGGGATCCTGAACTGTGAAGAGGCGAAAGGGCGTGAATCACAGGCGCGCGCGCTGGCGGAAACGCCAGGGATGACGGTGGAAAGTGCCCAGCGCATCCTTGCCGCGGCTCCTCAGAGTGCCCAGGCGCGTACGGATACCGCGCTGGATCGTCTGATGGAAACCGCACCCGGCACCGTAACGGCAGGTAGCGCTTCTGCCAAAGCGGGTGACGATTTGTTAAATACGCCTGTTTAAGAGGTCAACATGTCTAACACTGAACAATTTACGCACAATCAGCCCCTCGGGAACAGTGATCCGGCGCATACCGGTTTTGCACCTGGTGAACTGACGAAAGCAGTACCGGCGATGACGCCCCTGATGCTGGATGCCACTTCCGGCAAGCTGACCGTCTGGGATGGCCAGCATGCTGGGGCTGCCTGTGGCGTTCTGGCGGTGTCTGCCGACCAGAGCAGCACTGAGCTGGCATTCTATAAGTCCGGCTCTTTCCGTATTGAAGATGTGCTCTGGCCGGATGCGGTGACGGATGAACACATCAAACGCAACGCATTCGCAGGTACAGCCATCAGTATCGTCTGACATCCGACTTAATACTAACCATCATCCACAGAAGCCGCCATCGCGGCTTTTTTTACAGGAAACATCTATGTCAACTTACACAACGGCCCAACTGCTGGCGGTCAATGAGAAGAAATTCAAGTTCGATCCGCTTTTCCTGCGTATCTTCTTCCGTGAAAGCTATCCCTTCAGCACCGAGAAGGTGTATCTGTCGCAAATCCCGGGCATGGTCAACATGGCGCTGTATGTCTCGCCTGTTATTTCCGGCAAGGTTATCCGCTCCCGCGGCGGCGCAACGTCAGAGTTTACGCCGGGTTACGTCAAACCCAAGCACGAGGTAAATCCACAGATGACGCTGCGTCGCCTGCCGGATGAAGATCCGCAAAATCTGGCTGACCCGGCCTACCGCCGCCGTCGCATTATCCTGCAGAACATGAAGGATGAGGAGCTGGCGATTGCCCAGGTGGAAGAGAAACAGGCGGTGGCTGCTGTCCTCAACGGTAAATACACCATGACCGGCGAAGCGTTTGAACCGGTTGAGGTGGATATGGGACGCAGTGCCGGAAACAACATCATCCAGGCAGGCGCTGCGGCATGGAGCACCCGCGACAAAGAAACCTATGACCCCACTGACGATATTGAAACCTATGCGCTGAACGCCAGCGGCGTGGTCAATATTATCGTCTTTGATCCGAAGGGCTGGGCGTTGTTCCGTTCATTCAAAGCGGTAAAAGAGAAGCTTGACACCCGTCGCGGTTCTAACTCTGAACTGGAAACGGCGCTGAAAGATCTGGGTGAAGCGGTCTCCTATAAGGGAATGTATGGCGATGTGGCCATTGTCGTTTACTCCGGGCAATACATTGAAGACGACACCAAAAAGAACTACCTGCCGGATTTGAGCATGGTGCTGGGTAATACCCAGGCGCGCGGCTTGCGCACCTACGGCTGCATTCAGGATGTGGATGCCCAGCGTGAAGGCATTAATGCTTCCACGCGTTATCCGAAAAACTGGGTACAGACAGGCGATCCGGCGCGTGAGTTCACCATGATCCAGTCTGCACCACTGATGCTGCTGGCTGACCCGGATGCGTTCGTGTCTGTCAAACTCGCCTGATGTCCATTCTGTGGCCCTGCGGGGCCCTGCTCCGGAGTTGTTCTTATGACTGAAAAAGAAAAGTTGATTGCGCGGCTTAATGAACTTGGCGCGCAGCTTGATCGGGAAGTGAATACCAGTGGCACCATTCAGGAGCTCTCTATGCGCATTGCAGAGCTGGAGGAAGAACTGAATGACGGCACGGATACCGATAGTGTTGAAAATGGTGGCGTGAGTGATGGTAGTGCATCCACCGGCGCCGTAGAACCCGTGCCGCCAGTGGATACTGTGTTAAGCGGTAGAACAGATGACGCGCTGATGGCCGTCGAAGCGCTGGCCACGCTGCACATTGAGGCGCTGCACGCGACCCGCGATGAACGGGTATCTATTGTCGAGGCGGGGACCGTGATCCGCGTGAAAGAAGCGGATGCGGACAGTCTGGTTGCACTCGGACTGGTCCGCGAGCACTAACAGGGGGCTGTGTGGCTGATTTCGATAACCTTTTTGATGCTGCAATAACACAGGCCGATGACACTATTCGGCAGGTTATGGGGACTTCTGCAACGGTAACGTCCGGCGCGATTTCTGGCGTCACGTTGAGTGGTGTTTTCGATGATCCGGAAAATATCGGTTACGCCACACCCGGCATCCGTGTCGAGGGGACCAGCCCGTCGCTGTTTGTGAAATCAGCAATGATTGGGCAACTGGCGCGGCTGGACACGCTGGATATTAACGGAAAGCCTTTCTGGGTTGATCGTATTGGTCCTGATGACTGTGGATCCTGCCATGTCTGGCTCGGTACGGGTTCTCCCCCCGCAGCGACCCGGCGCCGGTAAGGGGAAACTATGTCTTTAAAAGGGCTTGAACAGGCTATAGCAAACCTGAACAGCATCAGCAATACGGCGGTTCCGCGGGCCTCGGCGCAGGCTGTTAACCGTGTCGCCACCCGGGCAGTCAGCCGAAGCGTTGCCGTTGTCTCGAAAGATACTCGGGTGCCACGCAAGCTGGTAAAACAACGCGCGAGGATAAAACGCGCCACGGCGAAAAATCCGATGGCAATGATTCGCGTGAACCGGGGCAACCTGCCCGCGATAAAGCTGGGTACCGCCAGCGTACGGTTATCCCGCAGAAAACGGGATAAAAAAGGGGCCAATAGTGTGTTGCGTATTGGCCCTTTTCGTTTCCCCGGTGCCTTTATTCAACAACTGGAAAATGGCCGCTGGCATGTGATGCGAAGGACATCCAGACCCCGCTATCCGATCGAAGTGGTCAGCATTCCACTGGCAGCGCCACTGACGACCGCATTTAAAGATGAGCTGCCGAAGCTAATGGAATCGGATATGCCTAAAGAACTTCGGGCATCCCTTAAAAACCAACTCAGGCTGATTCTGAAACGATGAAACACACTGATATTAGAAAGGCGATTATTGATTCGCTGGAGAGCCATATTGGTAAAGACGCACTCTATTTTGACGGACGTCCAGCGGTACTGGAGGAGGGGGATTTTCCGGCGGTCGCTGTCTTCCTGACGGATGCCGGGTATACCGGCGAAGAACTGGATGCTGATATCTGGCAGGCCACGCTGCATATCGAAATCTTTTTACCAGCGCAGGTACCAGATTCCGAGCTCGATGACTGGATGGAGTCACGTATTTATCCGGTGCTTGGCAATGTGCCAGGACTTTCCCTGCTGATCAATAACATGGTGCAGCAAGGGTATGACTACCAGCGCGATGATGATCTTGGGCTGTGGAGTTCGGCTGATCTGAAATATTCCATTACCTACGAAATGTGAGGACGTAATGACTACACCAAACCCACTGGCGCCGGTAAAGGGTGCCACCACCACGCTCTGGATTTATTCCGGATCGGGTAACCCGTTCGCCAACCCGGTATCGGATGTTGACTGGACGCGGCTGGCAAAGATTAAAGACCTGCAGCCCGGTGAACTGACTGCCGAATCAAACGACGATACCTACCTGGACGACGATGATGCCGACTGGACTGCCACCTCGCAGGGGCAGAAATCGGCGGGTGAGGCCAGTTTTACGCTGGCCTGGAAACCTGCCGAGAGCGGGCAGCAGGATCTGGTTCGCTGGTTTGATGACGGTACCGTGCTGGCGTACAAAATTAAATACCCGAATGGCGCCATCGATGTGTTCCGTGGCTGGGTAAGCAGCCTGGGTAAAACGGTGACGGCAAAAGACACCATTACTCGTTCTGTCAAAATCAGCAATAACGGCAAGCCAGGCCTTGCTGAAGACAGCGCTGCTGCAGCGATTGCCGTAACTGGCGTCAGCCTGGATAAATCGACCGCCACCGTTGCAGTTGCTGCCACCACCACGCTGAATGTCACCGTGACGCCAGCCAGCGCGAGCGATCCATCTTTCCGGGCCACCACCACGGATGCAGGTAAAGCCACGGTGGCTGTCGCCGGTACGGTGCTGACGGTCACCGGCATTGCCGCCGGAACCGCCGACATTATCGTGATGACCAATGACGGGTTGTTTGTCGCGACCTGTAAAGTCACCGTTTCCTGATCTTCGGGGCTGTGGCCCCGCTTTCCGGAGTAACCCATGTTTTTAAAAAGTGAACCGTTCGAACGTAACGGTAATACAGTCACGCTCTACGAGCTGTCGGCACTGCAGCGTATTGAGCATCTTGAACACCTGAAGGCGCTGGAAAGTATCACCGATGCCGACATGCAGGCGGCGATGGATATGACGATTAAATCCGGCGCACTGCTGGTGGCCATGTCGTTATGGCATGGGCATCCCCTGAAAGGGACGCACAAAACGCCGAAAGAAGACGTAGAGCAGATCCAGAATGAAGTGCTGATGACCTGGCCGCTGGAGATTGTTTCCGCAGCAGAGTACAGCGTGAAGCTGCTGTCAGGCATGGTGCCGCTGCAGGAAGTAAATGTTCCGGAGGATGTCGCTGTGACTGAGCCGGTCAGTCTGGAAAAGTCCTCGCCAGTGAGCTGACATTCGTCCTGAAACTGGCGCGTGAATTTCGTCGCCCGGACTGGCGCGCCATGCTTGCTGGTATGTCGTCAACGGAATACGCCGACTGGCGAACGTTCTACCAGGACAATTTTTTTAATGATGTGCAACTGGATGCGCATTTTTCCTCGCTGATGCATATCGTCATTACCGCGCTTGACCCCAAAACCACATCAACCCCTGCCAGCTTCAGCCTGCTTTCACCTTCTGCGGAGGATATTGCCGACGATGAACCCGGTGATGCTGTGCTGATGGCAAAGGCCGAGGGCATTTCAGGAGGCGTTCGCTATGGCCCAGACGGCAGTGGGTGACCTGGTCGTTAACCTTGATGTTAACTCGTCAAAGTTCAACGAACAGATGGAGTACGTAAAACGGCAGTTTAAGCAGACGGGTGACGCAGCGAATGACTCTGCGCTGAAGGTGCAGCAGTCATTTACCCGCCAGGAGAGCGCGGCGAAGAAGGCCGGTATTTCTGTAGGCCAGTACAACGCCGCGATGCGTATGCTGCCTGCGCAGTTTACGGATATCGCCACCCAGCTGGCCGGTGGTCAAAGCCCATGGCTCATTTTGCTGCAGCAGGGTGGTCAGGTTAAAGACTCCTTCGGCGGTATCATGCCGACCTTCAGGGCGCTGCTGGGCACCATATCGCCGGTGATGGTGGGGGTTGGCGCGCTGGCAGCCGCCACCGGTGCGGTGGTTTACGCCTGGTATCAGGGCTCGTCCACGCTGTCTGATTTCAACAAAACGCTGGTCCTGTCCGGAAACACTGCCGGGCTGACCTCAAACCGCATGCTGGTTCTGGCGAAATCCGGCGAGCAGGCGGGACTCACGTTTAACCAGACCAGCAACGCGCTGACGGAGCTGGTTAACGCCGGAGTGCGTGCCGGTGCCCGGTTCGATGATATGAGTCAGGCGGTAGCGAAATTCACCGATGCGTCGGGTGTGCCGGTCGATAAGGTGGCGGCGGCATTCGGCAAACTGACGAACGATCCGACCTCTGGTCTGATTGCCATGGCGCAGCAGTTCCATAACGTCACAGCGGAACAGATTGCTTATGTGGCACAGCTGCAACGTGCCGGGGATGAAGCCGGGGCGCTGCAGGCGGCTAATGATGCGGCGACGAATGGTTTTCGTGAGCAGACAAAGAGCCTGCGCGACAATATGGGGTCGATTGAGACTGCTGCCGACAGCCTGAAGCGTGCCTTTAAATCGATGTGGGATGCGGCGCTCGATATCGGCCGGCCTGACACCACGCAGGAGATGGTTGCCAAAGCTGAAGCGGCCTTTAAGCGGGCGGATGAAATCTGGAATCTGCGTAAAGGTGATGGTTATGTCAATGAGGATGCGCGCGCCAGCTACTGGAACGATCGGGAATCTGCACGCCTTGCACTGGAAATGGCGCAGCAGCAGGCCAGTGTGGCAAAGGCAACTGAGGATAACGCCGCACGCGAGGCGGTGATTGAGTCTGATCGCCAGAAGTATGCCGCGCAGGCGCAGGCTGCATATTCAAAGACCGAATCAGCTTTGGATAAATTTACGGCAAAACAGAAAGAATATAATCAGGCCATCAAAGACGGACGTATCCTCCAGGCTGATTACAATATTCTGATGGCAGCCGCTAAGAAGGAATACGACGACTCACTGAAGAAGCCTAAAAAGCCGTCAGCAGTGAAAACACCTGCAGGTGTAAAAAGTGTCGATACTGCCAGCGCGCAGACGCTGGAGTTGGAGGCGCAGTTACGCACTCTGCAGGATCATAAGAGCATCACGGATACCATCAGCCAGCAGCGGCAGGAATTGTGGAAACAACAATCCCGCTTTTCAGTGCTGGAAGAGGCCGCCAAAAAGCGCGCGCTGACCGCCGATGAAAAATCGGTGCTGGCGAACAAAGACGAGGTACTGGCGCGGGCCGAAGTGAATGCCCGGCTGGGCGATCAGATTGTTGCCCAGGAACGGTTAAACCGCCTGCAGGACAGCTCGCAGAAGTACGTTACCCAGATCGGGGAGAAGACCCGAGCGCTGGTGGCCGGGGGCAGCATGAGTAGCCGCGGCGCGCAGCGGCAAAACGAAGAGGCACAGCTGCGGCAGGGCTGGATGAATGCAGGTGGATCGGATTCCGATCAGGGTTATCAGAACGAACTGGCGGCGCTGAAAAAATATTATGCAGCCCAAGATAAGTTAAGAGGTGACTGGAGTGCTGGAGCTAAATCAGCATGGGCCGACTACGTGGAGTCGGCTGAAAACGCCTATGACTCCATTAAGTCAGTAGCAACATCCACATTTGATGGAATCAGCCATAGTCTTGCTGACATGCTTACAACTGGGAAAGCAAACCTAGCTGATTTTACCCGTTCCACGTTGTCGATGCTGACGCAGATACTGATGAAGCAGGCTATGGCTGGCTTGGTTAGTTCTGCCACGTCATCACTTGGATTTGCAGGTGGTGGGTATACCGGAACTGGCGGCAAGTTTGAGCCAGCAGGTGTGGTGCACCGTGGAGAGTTTGTCTTTACGCAGGAGGCCACTAACCGAATCGGTGTCGGCAACCTTTATCGCATGATGCGCGGTTATGCGACTGGCGGTCTGGTCGGGGGGAGTGGCGGTGGCGTTGCTTCTCCTTTTGGTGTCAGCGTGTATGCGCCAGTTTCGGTTACAACAGGCCAGGGAGATTCCGGTCAACAGAAAGGAAGTGGTGATGCGCTGGGGAAAGCCTATCAGCAGGTGATCAACAGTTCCATCAGGGAAGGTATCACCAGAGAGGTCCGGCCCGGCGGTATCATCTGGAATGCAACAAAACAGAGGTAAGCAATGGCGATCGAGCATTTTGCGTGGCGGATTAAAGCATCCAGCCAGCCGACCCTGAAAAGTAAGGATACCGTCCGCACGGCGCAGTTTGGTGATGGTTATAAGCAGGTGTCAGGTGCCGGGCTGAATGATGAAACGCTCAGCTATGAGTTTTCATTTACCGGCGAACCGGGAACTGTAAAGGATATCTATGCTTTCCTGCGGCGCCATAAGACGAAATCATTTTCGTTTACCCCGCCTGGCGGTGATCTTGCGCTGTGGCGCGTTGAGGCAGACAGCCTGCAGCGCGTCACCAAAAGTAAAACGGTGGAAACCGTATCAGCCACCTTTGAACAGGCGTTTGCACCATGAGCTTAAACAGTGATTATCAGAAACTTGAGCCGGGCAATGTTGTCCGGCTTTTTGATGTCGATGGCACCGCATTTGGTGTTTCCGACGTTCTCCGCTTCCACGCCCATAATATTGCCCACACCGCCGATGAAATCGCCGCTGCTGGTGGAGATGAAAATAAGCTACCGGCAAAATCGATCTGGTGGCAAGGACAGGAATATAAAGCCTGGCCTTGTCAGATAGAGGGGATTGAGACGGCGACCGATGGGACCAGCGCGCAGCCAACGCTCTCGGTCGCTAACCTGGATAGTTCCATTACGGCGTTGTGTCTTGCTTATGATGACCTGCTGCAGGCAAAGGTTACTGTTCATGACACGCTGGCGCAGTATCTGGATGCGAAAAACTATCCGGAGGGCAACCCGTCGGCGGATCCTCAGCAGGAAAAGCTGAAGGTGTTTTACATAGACGCCAAGAGCACTGAAACCAACGAAGTGGTGGCGTTTACGTTGTCCAGCCCGATGGATCTGCAGGGGCTGATGATCCCGACACGCCAGCTACATTCGCTTTGTACCTGGTGCATCCGGAATAAATACCGCTCCGGTGATGGATGCGACTATGCCGGGACGCGCTATTTCGACAAGCACAACAACCCGGTTAACGATCCGTCACTCGATGAATGCCCCGGTACACTCACTGCGTGCAAGTTGCGACATGGCGAGGGGAACGAGTTGCCGTTCGGTGGTTTCCCTGGCACATCCCTGATCAGGAGCTGATATGCGTCAGAAAATTATCGACGCCATTATGGCGCATGCTGCTGCTGAATATCCGCGCGAATGCTGCGGCGTGGTGGTACAGAAAAGCAGGGTGCAGCGGTATATTCCCTGCCGTAATCTGGCAACTGATCCGACAGAGCATTTCCACCTGTCACCGGAGGATTACGCCGCTGCCGAAGACTGGGGTACGGTGATTGCCATTGTCCACAGTCACCCTGACGCAACGACACAGCCGAGCGAACTGGATAAGGCACAGTGTGATGCTACGTTACTTCCCTGGCATATCGTGAGCTGGCCGGAGGGGGATTTACGCACCATTCAGCCGCGCGGAGAATTGCCGCTGCTGGAACGCCCGTTTGTTCTTGGTCACTTCGATTGCTGGGGGCTGGTGATGAGTTACTTCAGGCAGACGCATGGTATTGAACTGAAGGATTACCGCGTCGATTATCCCTGGTGGGAAGACAGTTACCCCGAAAACTTCTACCACGATTGCTGGTATGAATGTGGATTCCGTGAATTCAGCGGCGCATCACAGCCAGGTGATATGGTGATCATGCAGGTGCAGTCAAATAAATGGAACCATGCCGGGATACTGCTTGACGGCAATATGCTACTGCATCATCTTTACGGACACCTTAGTCAACGTGTACCCTATGGAGGGTATTGGCAGGAGCGAACAATGAAAATTTTACGTTTTAAGAATCTTCTAAGTCAGTAATTCATTTATTGTTTTTTGTGATTCCTGTCTGCTTGTTAATTTAAAAACTAATGATAAACATAGGGAATATAAATGTTTAGAGGTATGGCAGTATCTATGTTAGCTGTGGTTATTTTGAGTGGTTGCTCTAATCAAGAGGCCATCAAAAAACACACTGCATCTGGTAAACCTGAAGCGGAATATCCAGGTAAAACTAAAGAACAGGTAAAGGACGCGTTAGTTTCTTATTGTAACCAAAAAGGATTGTCAGTATTTGAATCTACAGAATCACTTGTAATATGTGGAAAGCAGACTGATAGCGTATTGGCACAAATGCTCGTGGGTAATTCATATTCAACCCCATCTATGGCAAAGATTAGATTTACTATAGCTTCGGTAAATAATGCCCCGAAAGTATGGAGTGATATGTGGATTGAAAGCCAAATGCCAGGAGGACAGTTAAATCAGATGCCATCAAAAAATAATACAGATATTAACTCAGTGCAAAATATGCTTGATAATCTACAGCCATAATAAAACTTTTAATGAAAAACCCACCGCAAGGTGGGTTTTTCATTTGTGGGGGTACGCGTAAAATGGCACAGATAATACTCTGTGGAGTTCTTGGTAAGACGTTTGGGAAAGAACATTTTCGATTAATTGATAGAGTCGGAGAAGCAGGTGTTGCGTTATCAAAAACAATACCCGGATTTGAAAAATTCATGATTTCGAGTAAGCGTCGTGGCATTACATACGCTATTTTTAAGGGGAAGAAGAATATCGGTCTTGACGACTTTGGTTTTCCTGTTTCTGATGAAGTTATTCGCATTGTTCCAGTAATTATCGGTAGTAAACGCTCTGGTCTGTTACAGACTATCTTAGGTGCTGTCATTGTTATTGCATCAGCCATCGGTAGCTATTTTGCACCGGGCAACCCAATTTCCGCATTTGGATTTAAGGTTGGTGCAGCAATGATGATTGGTGGTGTAGTTCAAATGCTATCGCCACAGCCAGCAGGACTTGCCAGCAAACAGGATGCCGAAAATCGGGCATCGTATGCATTCGGTGGTGTAACTAACACTGCTGCTCAGGGTAATCCAGTTCCGCTTCTTTATGGTCGCAGACGTATTGGCGGGGCGATCATCTCTGCCGGTATATACGTCGAAGACCAGCAATAACCAAAGCAATCTTCCTTTCAGGCTACCTTATGGTGGCTTTTTTTATGGGCGTAATATGGCTACAGCAACCCCGATTAAAGGCCGCAAGGGCGGCAGTTCCAGTTCAAGAACCCCTACCGAACAGCCAGATGATCTGCAATCTGTAGCGAAGGCCAAAATCCTCGTTGCGCTTGGTGAAGGGGAGTTTGCAGGACAGCTAACCGGCAAAGATATTTACCTAGACGGAACGGCGCTGGAGAACGCCGACGGCTCCCAAAACTTTAGCGGCGTGACGTGGGAGTTTCGCGCGGGAACGCAGGCACAAAATTACATTCAGGGAATTCCCGGTACCGAAAACGAAATCAATGTTGGAACTGAAGTATCAAGCGCTACTGCCTGGACGCGCACCTTCACCAACACCCAACTATCAGCCGTTCGCCTGCGACTGAAATGGCCTTCACTGTTTAAGCAGGAGGACAACGGCGATCTGGTAGGGTATTCCATCAATTATGCGATAGACCTGCAGACTGATGGTGGGACCTGGCAAACCGTACTTAATACCAGTGCAACCGGCAAAACGACGTCTGGTTATGAGCGCAGCCACCGTATTGATTTACCGCAGGCTGGCAGCACCTGGACAATCCGACTGCGTAAGATCACCGCTGATGCAAACAGCGCGAAGATCGGCGACACGATGACGCTGCAGAGTTTTACCGAGGTGATTGACGCCAAACTGCGCTACCCGAATACCGCGCTGCTGTACATCGAATTCGACTCGAGTCAGTTTAACGGTTCAATACCGCAGATCTCCTGTGAGCCTCGCGGGCGCGTGATCCGTGTTCCTGATAATTACGACCCTGAAACGAGGGCTTACAGCGGTACATGGCAGGGCGCGTTTAAGTGGGCCTGGACTGATAACCCGGCGTGGATATTTTACGATCTGGTGATTACCGATCGTTTTGGTCTGGGTAATCGCCTGACTGCAGCCAACATCGATAAATGGACGTTGTACCAGGTATCGCAGTATTGCGATCAGCCGGTACCGGACGGAAAGGGTGGAAGCGGGACAGAGCCACGCTATACCTGTAACGTCTATGTTCAGGACAGGAATGACGCTTACACTGTGCTGCGTGACTTTGCGGCTATATTCCGGGGTATGACGTACTGGGGCGGTGATCAGATTGTTGCGCTTGCCGATATGCCGAGAGATGTGGATTACGCTTACACCCGCGCTAACGTTATCGACGGACGCTTTACCTATTCCAGCAGCACGACAAAAACGCGGTATACCACGGCGCTGGTTTCCTGGTCTGATCCGGGTAACGCCTATGCAGATGCGATGGAGCCGGTGTTTGAGCAGCCTCTGGTGGCACGGTACGGATTTAATCAGCTGGAAATGACAGCCATCGGCTGCACCAGGCAGTCAGAAGCGAACCGTAAGGGGCGCTGGGGTATTCTCACCAACAACAAGGATCGCGTTGTTTCGTTTGATGTCGGGCTGGACGGAAACATTCCGCAGCCGGGATACATCATCGCCGTGTCAGACGAGCTTCTGTCCGGCAAAGTTATGGGCGGTCGTATCAGTACCGTTAACGGTCGCGTGATAAAACTTGACCGCGTAGCTGATGCAGCAGCAGGCGATCGCCTGATTCTCAACCTTCCCTCCGGCGCGTCACAGAGCAGGACTATTCAGGCGGTTAACGCGGAATTTGTCACAGTCACCACGGCATACAGTGAGACGCCACATGCCGAAGCTGTATGGGTGGTTGAGTCAGATGAACTCTACGCCCAGCAGTATCGTGTTGTCAGTGTCTCCGATAACAATGATGGTACCTTCTCGATTACCGGCGCATGGCACGACCCGGATAAATATGCCCGTATCGATACCGGAGCCATCATTGACCAGCGGCCGGTGAGTGTGATCCCGCCGGGTAACCAGTCGCCGCCGGCTAACATTGTGATCAGCTCGTTTTCAGTGGTTCAGCAGAATATCAGCGTTGAGACCATGCGGGTGAGCTGGGACCAGGCGCAGAACGCCATCGCCTACGAGGCACAGTGGCGCCGCAATGATGGTAACTGGGTAAACGTGCCGCGCAGCTCCACCAACTCATTTGATGTATCGGGTATTTATGCAGGGCGCTACCTCGTGCGTGTGCGTGCCATTAATGCCGCTGAAATTTCCTCTGGCTGGGGCTATTCCGAAGAAAAAACGCTGACGGGTAAGGTGGGAAATCCGCCAAAACCTGTCGGCTTTGCGACAACGCCGATCAACTGGGGGATTCGCCTGAACTGGGGATTCCCGGCTAACACCGGGGACACGCTGAAAACGGAAATTCAGTACACCGCGAACAGTGATTTCTCAAATCCTCTGCTGTTGTCTGATGTGCCTTATCCTTCTGCCGAATACACTCAACTGGGATTAAAAGCGGGGCAGGAATTCTGGTACCGCGCGCAGCTGGTAGACAGAACGGGTAATGAATCAGGCTGGACCGACTGGGTTCGTGGAGAATCTAATGCGAATGCTGACGACTACCTGGGCGATATTGCAGATGACTTTCTCACATCTGCCGATGGTGACCGCCTGACAGGCGACATTGATACCAATCTCGAAGCCGCTTTGCAGAACGCGCTGGCCAACCATGCAACCGTGGAACACCAGTGGGCGCAGTACGGCGAGGTACGTGCGGATATTCTGGTGGTTAAAACGACCATTGCTGATGTTGATAAAGCGATGGCTGAAATGTCGACGCAGGTGCAGGCGCAGTTCAATGATGTGACTGCCGCGCTGGAAGATAAGCTCACCGCCGTGGTTGATGCGACCGGGGCATCTGCAATTTACACCCTTAAAACCGGGGTTCGAATAAACGGTGTGATGTATAACGCCGGGATGTCGATCGCGGTACTGGCGGAAGCGGGTAAGCCGGTAGTCACCCGCGTCGGGTTTAACGCTAATCAGTTCGTCCTGATGAGTGGCAGTGGTGATACGCAATATTCACCGTTTGCCATTATCAACGGTCAGGTATTTATCAGCGATGCGTTTATTCAGTATAGCCAAATCACGCTGGCAAAAATTGGTGAGCTGCGATCCGCTAATTATGTACAGGGACAAACCGGCACCATCATGAAATCAGACGGGACGTTTGAAATGAATGGGGCGGTTGCCGGAGAGGGTGCAACGAAAATGACCAATCTCAATTACAGCGTTAAAGATGGCAATGGCGTTCTCCGCGTGCAGATTGGCAAATTAACAGGGGTATTCTGATGTCATGGGGAATTCAGACGTGGGACGCAAATGGCGTCCCTAATAACTACGGCATTAAACCTGTTTCTGTGGTGGGAATCATCGATCTTGCTTTAGGTCAGAAAACAGGAAGCTACCAGTTCAACCTTGAGCCTGGCTTAAAGGTTGGGTTTGCAGTTGGTACTCTGGAGGATAAAGGGACAATAAGTTACACAGATAAAAGAAATATTATTGCATCTGGAAACACCATAACAATACAGCCTTCAGGTAGTGATGGGATTAATGATTACCCGGCAGTCAAAGTGCAGTTAATCGTTTTTGCGGAGACTGCGTAGATGGCTAAATATGGCGCATTGATTTCATTACCTAACGGGAACCCTTTTATCACGCCTGATTCCACACCAATGACGCTTTACCGGAAAGTCACTGTAAACTCAACTTTTGGAGGGGATTTTAACAGTGCTTCTGCGTCCGTGACTGTCGACGGTCAGAAGGGAGGGATTGCATTTGCACGAACCAGCGCCCCGGCGAAGATATCAGCTTCAAAAAGTGGCAACACGTTCAGTGTTGATGCGTCTAATTACAGAGGTTCGGCTTTCGTGCTGGAGGCGTATTTTTTTGCCATATATCCGCTTACCCTTCCGGCCTGGGGTGTGGCTATATGGGATGCCGAAGGGACACTGGTACTTACGAATGAGTCCCGGGTATTAAGCGACCTTACAACTATAGGCTCACCCGGCGCTGCAACGGGTGGGCTTAACATCGATACATACATGGCAGGCAAATGGGCCGTAAATCCGATGGGGCTGGGATCTGTTCTCCTTCATGCTGGTTCGGCACCCGGTGGACAGCCAATAATTCAGTCTGTGGATGTGGGTACAGGTTGCTTCAATGACGGTGCGGGAACGAGAATAAAAGGACTTTCATCAACAACAGCAAGCGGCTCTTCAATCGGAACGACGAATAGCGGGATTGTAATAACGGCGATAAACACAGCCGTATATGATTAAACCGATCGATTTAAACGATCAATTTAAGAATATTGATCTATTAAAACTATTTTTATTATTCAACTCCATTGGTTATTTTTTGTTTAAATAATTAACTCTGGTGTCGAAATGAAAAATATAATTATTCCCGTTATTGCATGTCTGGTGCTTTCTGCATGTTCAGGACCTGTTCTGGAGAAACAGAAACCGGTTTGTCAGGCTGAGTTAGTGGCTGGTGGACTGCCCCAGTCAGTGCAGATTTACGGTGTGCGAAAAGTTGCTAATCAGACTGAGTACAGAGCCGGTTATCCATTTAACTGGCGATGGGTGAATAAAAATAACTTCACCAGTTCGAATTGCCCTCAATGAAACACCAAAAATAACCCGCTCCGGCGGGTTTTTTATTATCTGAATTCAGGAGATATCCATGTCAGCAGGAACCTTAACCCTGACGAATAACTCTGCTGCGGTCGCTGGCAGCGGGACCGCGTTTACCACCGAGGTGGCGGCCGGAGATTTTATTGTTGTCACTGTCGGCGGCGTTCCCTATACGCTCCCGGTTAAATCAGTGGAAAGCGGTACAGCGTTGACGCTGGTCAGTAATTTCACAGGGCCAACACAATCTGGTGCGGCCTGGTCTGCCGTTCCTCGTGTGGCGCTGAACATGGTTACTGCCGCGCTGGTGGCTCAGAGCGCAGAAGCGCTTCGAGGCCTGAACTACGACAAGCAAAACTGGCAGCAGTTTTTCACCGCTGACGGTGATGTAACGATCACACTGCCTGACACCAGTCAGACGACAGGTCCATCAGCGAAAAAGTTGATCAATAGTGTGGCCGATAAAGCAGACTCGACTGATGCGCGGCTTGACACGATAAATGGTAAGTCTGGCGGGGTTGTTGATGGCGAGGTAGCACTCACTCGTTCAGCAACAGAAAATATTTCAAACAGGTTTGTATTTACTACCATCGTCAATGCGGAGGGGCTTACAGCATGGGCTGAGAGACATGACTTCGCAGATGGTTCTAATCGTCAGATTCTAAATTTGGGGTCCGTATCAGGAGTGCGTAAAGCCGTATTTAACGCCGAGGGTGGAATTCTGTGTAAAGCGGGGATCAATAACTTCTCGGCATTGCGTACCGGGTACTTTATAGACTATGAGTCCGGTCCTGTGGGTCTTTATATT